GTTACTTGGAATGCTTTAATAATATACTCGCCACTATTGTAAACAATTTTATTGATTTGAGATAAATTAGGGTAATCATCATAACGAATTGTGAACTCGTAGATATTATCTAAAGATATTTTACCATCTTCTAAATTTCTAAAGCCTTGTTTTGCTCTAATCTTTGCCCAAACTACCTTTTGGTCTACAAATGTACCAAAGTAACCACCTGTACCATCTGAACCAGTTTGTAAAGTCTGAATTGCGATTTGATTTCTTAAACTCCCTGCTCTCATTAGATACCAAATAAAGTGTTTCTACAATATGGTTGTGCTTGTCTTTTAGCATCCGAACTTAACTCGTAAGCTTGGTCATAAATAGAGTAATTTTCCCTATTTTCGTAATCAGTAGACACTTGTTTTAATATGGCTAATTTTAAGCCCTTAGGAGCGACTGCAAACCCTGCTTCGTACTCTATTGTCAAACCTGTGGTAGAATAAGCCTCAAGCATCTTATATTGCAATCCACGAGCAGTATATTCCACTTCTACATCATCATCATTTACAACCGAATCAATTAAGGTAACTGGGCCGTAAGGAATCTCTTGTGGGATGTGAAAATAGAACCAATACGCCCTTAAGGTTTTTTCGCCTAAAGATAGTCCTGTAAACTTCTCTATTCGTTCCCTTGCAGAAGTAATAAGTTCTTCTATTAGGTCGTTCTCCGAATCCGAAGAAATACGCATATAGTCTTTAGCCTCTTGTAAGGTAACAGGCTCGGTTGTTAAATCGGTTACAATTTCTACTTGAAATTCACTATTTATCATCTTCTTTTATAGGTTCTTGTATTGTAAAAACTTTTTTAAGTTCAATTAATGCTTGTGCAATTGTTGCCGACTCATCTAAATTAAAGCATCCTTTTGTGTTTGCTATATTAAGTCCTTGACCTAAAATAGAATATATTTGTTCGTTGTTCATAATTCTTTTGTAAAACTCCATTTGTATTTACCAGTAGTTTTTAAACCACCATTACAACATTTGCCTATATGTTGCCTATAAAGTTTATTTTGCCTTGCAGCTTCACTTATTGATTCGTATTGGTTTACAAAGTTACCAAATAAATCAAATTGATATACATATTTTTTAGGCAATCCTAAAGTGATATTTCTTTTATGTTCAGCAGTAAACTTTCTACCTATTTGCCAATCACTTAATTTTTTCCTATGCTCTGGCGTAAAATATGTTTTAGCTAATACTCCATTAACATAATTTTTTGGTCTTTCAGCTTTACTTATATTTTCTCTGTGTTCTTTAGAAAAAACCTTTATCTTACCAGATTCAGACATTTTCTTTCTTGTTTCTTCGCTTACTACCTTTTTCTTTTCGCTTGTGTTTGTATATATTAAATTTAAACCTTTATTAATACAATCAAATAGTTCTTGGTAATACCTTTCTCTATTATTTAATTCATCAAACTTACAATTCTCAACAACCTCTATTTTATGCGAATCAAAGCCATATTTTAAAAAGGAATTATACAATCTTATTTGTGTTTTACAATTTAACTTTTTATAATTATTAACCCTTCTTTCAAAGTTTATTGTTTGACCAATATAAATCCTATTAGAAGGAGATGTTATTTTATAAATTAAGCCATTATCCATAACACTAATATAGCATTTTTAAACCTTATAATCTACTAAACTATTTTTAAAGTTCCACCATCTGACCAAATATCTCCTGCACTTAATCCTGCACTTGAAGTTGGAATATTAGAAATATTTATAACACCACTTGATTTTATACGCATTCTTTCAAGATTATTAGTACCAAAAATTGCACTACCTGCTTGGTAATTATAAAAAAATGTATCGTTTCCAATCAATCCAATTAATAAACCCGCGTCAGTTGTTGGATTTCCAGATGTTGTATTTTGAATATATAATCTTGTATCGTCACTTGCTGAATATATCCTTGCAGTTCTATTTGATTGCCCTGTTAAATCAAAAGAATAAAAAGGTGCAGCATTTCCTATACCTACATTACCTGCTGATGTGATACGCATTCTTTCGTTATCACTTGTTCCAAATACTAAAGGTTTTGCCTCTTTTACTCCTAAAAATATACCATCAAGAGAAGCATTAGGATTAATTACTGCCGTTCTTGTTCCATCTGAAACCTCAAATTTATAAGCAGGATTTATAGTTCCTATACCTACATTACCAGCACTTGTTATTGACATTCTTAATGCATCACTTGTTCCAAAATGCAACAAATCTGCTTCTTTTTGCATTACATAAGCAGTAGTTCCACTTGAGCCAATTACCAAACCATCATTTTCCCCACTTCCAGTAGAAGAATTAATTGTTTGTAAAAATGAATTTGTTGCGGAATAAATACTTAATATCCTTGCAGGATTTATAGTTCCTATACCTATATTAGTTCCATTATCAAATATCAAAGAGTTTCCTAAAGCACTTGCTCCTGTAAACTTTGGTAAGTAATTAGTTGTTCCTGTGCCTGTGATAGGATTTGTTAAAGCGTTTTGCTTGTTATTAAAGGTAGTCCAATCCGTAGAAGATAAAGCACCAGTAGCCGAACCACTTGCTAAACCTAAAGATAATTGTTGAGTAGATAAAGATAAACCATTTGCAGTTCCTAAAGTTACTGCATTATGCCTTGCAGCAGTATTTGCAGCCACATTTGAATTAGCATCTACTCTCGCTTCTGTATAATAAAGGTTTGTACCTTCTGATATGTTTGAAGTAGTTAAAGAAACTGCTCCTGTTAATCCGTTTACCGAAACAACCGAATCAGTATTATCAACTTTCTGCCAAGCAGTACCATCAAATATTGCCCAATCCCCTACATTCCAACTTGTAATACCATCTAAATTAGTAGAACCTGCTACACTTACAATATAATAAAATCCTTGCGTACCTACCGAACTTGTTAAAGCTGGTGTGTTAGTTGAAGCATTCCAAGTACCCTTGTAGATTGTTCCACCTATTAAACTATTTATTTGATTTTGTACTTTACCAAACGCATCCACGATTGAATCCGTAGCTGATACAGAACCGCCTGTAACATTTAAGCCTGTAAGTATTTTACCTATTACTGCGCTATTTGTTAGCGTTATAGCAGAACTTCCTGGTCCTGAAGCCGAAGCCTCGCCTGTTAATGCAGTAATATAATTACCTGCCGTTTGTTTATTGTTGAAAGTTGTCCAATCAGCCGAACTTAAAGCACCTCTATTTGTTGCCGAAGCCGTAGGTAGATTAAAAGTATGCGTAGAAGTATCAGAAGAAATACCGAAATCAGTTCCACTCGTTCCTACTGCGAAAGTTTGCGTTAAAGCCGTTAATCCGTTTAAAGAAGTTATTCCTGTATCGGTATCAGCGTAATTAGGTACATTTAATACACCTGTTGTAGAGTTGTAAGTTGCTGCACCCGAAGTTCCTGTTGTAGTTAATGATATAGCACTTCTTGAACGAGCATCAGTAAAGTAAAGATTAGTTCCTTCAGAGATAGCACTTGTAGTACCACCAATTTTAGTCCATAATCCTGTCGAAGTTACATATTGTAAAATATCTCCATTTGATGGATTTTGAGCAGCCACATTATGGAGTTCGTCCATTTCAAAGCCGTTAGAAATATTAACCTCTATCTGTCCTAAAGTAGGATGTGAACGAGTTATAATACCCACATAAACTAAATGATTAGGAGCGTATTGTTTAACAGTAGTAAAAGTTCCTGCAGTTGTAGAAGATAAATATAATTGCGCACCTTCAGCATAAGCCGAAGTGTCAATACCTACTAAATCCCCAATAATAACCACATAACCGTTAGCGTTATTAGCAATATTTTCTTGAACGAATCCAAAGGTTTGAGCAGAAGTTTCATCTCCTGTCGCTATTGCTTTAGTTACCGTTGGTTTGTTTCCTGTTGCACCACTAATATAAACTATTGTTCCTTTAGTTAAAGTTGCTCCTGTTGTGTTTCTTATCTCTCTTATTAAAGTTCCGTTAACCCAAGTCGCAGTAATTGTTCCTGCATCTTGTTGTGTTAAGGTTAAAGTATTTGTTCCAATACCAGTTACGGCAGCAGAATTAATTTTATCGTTATAAGCAGCATCCCAATTAGCAGTATTATCAGTTAAATAAGAAATAGTACCAGCAGTTGACTTGACAATCCCTGTACCACTTAAAGTAGCTTGGAAATCAGCCGAAGATAAACCATCTAATAAATCAGCGTTTAAGTTAGTTACTTTAGTAGTCGAAGCAACCGAAAAAGGAGCAGTCCCAGTAGCAACCGAAGATGCTAATTGTGAAGTAAAGGTCTTAATACCTGCGACAGTTTGTGCGCCTGTTAAAAGAACACTATTTCCTTGTGTGTAACTTCGTAGAATTGCTGCCGTTACTTTTTTAGTTACTGCATTATCCACTATCGGCAATACATCCGCATCTTGTACTGTTATTAATGGAGATAATTCTGATATTTTAACATTAGCCA